AAAAAAATTGAACAGTCTATGTCTAGTAAGGGATTTCGAACCTTTATAGATAATTTTATAAACTCTTTGTATGTACTTGGAAATGTTGCTTATAACATTTTTAATGGAATTATAAGTATATTAGGGAGCCCAGCTTTTCAAAGTTTTTCAAACACAATGATTGTTGGGATAAGTTTAATTTCACAAGCACTAGGCTGGATAATAACACAAGCATTAAACCTTGCTAATATATTTGCACAAAATTGGAGTATAATATCTCCTGTAATTTTGGGGATTGTAGGAGCATTAACATTATACAAAACAGCAGTACTAGGACTAGCAATTGCAAATTCCATTGCATTATTATCTCAAAAATGGTTTGATTTTCAACTAGCTCAAACAGCCATTATGCATGACCTAGCCACAGGAGCAACATGGAGACAAATTATAGCACAATATGGTTTAAATGCGGCATTATATGCATGTCCACTAACGTGGGTAGTTTTAGGTATAATTGCAGTAATATCTGCTGTATTTATATTGGTAGCTGTGTATAATCATTTTGCAGGAACAAGCATAAGTGTAATAAGTCTTGCAGTTGGAGCTTGGTATTGGTTATGTGCAGTCGTTTATAACGTAATTTCAGGGATAGTAAATGCGATAAATATTTGTGTAGTTGGAATAGCAAATGCTTTTAGAACTGGTTTATATGCAGTACAATGTTTTTTTATTGATATGGCTAACGCAGGACTCAAGGCAGGTGTTAATTTAGACAAAGCATTTGATAAATTTGCTACAAATCTAGCAAATGGAATTATAAAGGCTGTTAATATAGCTGTAAAAGGATTAAATTGGTTAGTGGAACAGATTAATAAAATTCCAGGAATTAATTTACCACAAATGAAAGAATTTCAAAAAGTAAATACTGTAATTGGTACAAAAACAACATTTAAACCCATTCAAAAACCGCCTGAGCCTAAAGCATGGAAACCAGAATTAGTAGAGTACAAAAATTTAAAGTCAGAATTTATAAAAGGATATGACGTAGGACATCAATTACAAAACAAATTGAAAGATACTTTTGATATCAGTAAAATAGCAGAAGATGCAAAGAAAAAATTAGGATTAGATGACCTTTGGGATAAGAAGTATGGATTAGGAAATGGATTTGGTTCAGCTGGATTAAATTCACCTTTGGGCGACGCAGCAAAAGGAGCAAAGGACACAGCAGGAAACACTGCAAAAATGGCAAAGACTATGGATAAAAGTCAAGAAGATTTAAAATATCTTAGAGATATTGCAGAGCAAGAAACAATAAACCGATTTACAGGAGTCAACATTAAAATTGATATGAACAATACAAATAACATAAGCAAAGATGCAGATGTGGATGGTATAGTAAACGTCTTAACAGAAAAATTAAATGATGCCATGGTTGTTTCAGCCGAAGGAATAGTTTAGGAAGGAGGGATATAAATGGCTTATGATTTTTACCTAGATGGAGTACAACTACCAATCGCACCACCCAAGCTTGAAGTCAAAGTGACAAATAAAAACAAGACAGTTGATTTAATAAATGTTGGAGAAGTAAACATACTAAAAAAAGAAGGGCTATCTGAAATAAGTTTTGAAGCAGAATTTACACATAATAAACTACCATTTTATCGAGGGACTTTTAAAGATGTTCAATTCTTTTTAAGTAAGCTAGAATTACTAAAAACTGATTGTAAGCCATTTCAATTTATTGTCTCGAGGGAAATGGGTGGAAAAGTACTATTTAACACTAATATAAAAGTATCTCTTGAAGAGTATGCTATTTCAGAAGATGCAGAAAATGGCTCAGATACAAAAGTTGCAATAAAGTTAAAGCAATATAGAGATTACTCAACTAAAAAGTTAGTTATTGCCCCTCCTAAAAATGAGACTGGTAGACCTAATGTAAAGATAGAGCCAAAACGAGTTGATTCAGTCAATGCCACAAACACTAAAACTAAAACTAAAACATATACAGTAAAAGCAGGGGATAGCCTTTGGTCAATTTGTCAGAAACAACTTGGTAATGGTTCACTATATAAGAAAGTATACGAACTAAATAAATCAATGATGGATAAAGCTAACAAGGGTAAAAAAGTACCTAAATATACCATCTACAAAGGGCAGGTGTTAAAACTTGGATGATGAATTAGTATTAGCAAATGACAGAGATGTAAGATTAGTAATAGCTCATTGGGAAGATTTCTATGAACCTGCTGTCCTTGATAACATAACATGGGAAATAGAAAGAAGAGGTTCGCCTTCTAAGTTAGAGTTTACTATAGTAATGGATGATATATTAGAGTTTTGTGAAGGTAATTCTGTAAGGCTATATTACAAGGGAATAGGCATATTTTATGGATATATATTTCAAAAGAAAAGAGATAAAGAAAATCACATAAAAATTGTTGCTTACGACCAGTTGAGATATTTTAAGAATAAAGATACTTATGTATATAGTAATAAAACAGCAAGTGAACTTGTAAAGATGTTGGCTAAAGATTTTAATTTAAAATACAATGTCATAGAAGATACAAAATATAAAATATCGAGAGTTGAAGAAAATAAAACACTCTTTGATATGGTCTTAACTGCACTAGATGATACTCTAAGAGAGAAAAAAGAAATGTATGTGTTATATGATGATTTTGGAAGAATAACATTAAAGAATGTTGCATCAATGAAATTAGATACTGTTATGAACAATGATGTAATAGAAGACTTTGACTATAATTCATCAATAGATAGTGATACTTACACAAAGATTAAACTTGTGAGAGATAATGAAGAAACAGGAAAAAGAGATGTGTATATTGCTCAAGACTCTACACATATAAGGAGTTGGGGAATACTTCAAATGTTTGATACAGTAGATGATAACTTGAGTGAAGCAGAAATAAAACAAAAGTGTGATATACTTTTAAAATTATACAATAAGAAAACTAAGTCATTAAGTTTAAAAAACGCAATTGGAGATATTAGAGTAAGAGCAGGTTGTTTAGTACCTGTTTTTTTAAATCTAGGAGATATTGAGTTACAAAATTATATGCTAGTTGAGAAAGTAAAGCACACATTTGAAAATAACAGTCATTTTATGGATTTAACACTTGTTGATGGCGACGAATTTGCTTCTTATTCTTCAAGTTCATATAGTAGTGGAAATAGTAATAATAAAGATGAAAAGAAAAATGGTCCTGCACAAAGTACTACAAATAAAGAAGACAGTGATATGATAAATAAATTAAATAAAGTATTTAAAGGAAAATTATCAAATACAGGAAGTATATTTGTTAAATATTCTAATGCTTACAAAGTCAATGCAGCTTTAATGGCTGCTATTTCTATACATGAAACTGGTAATGGAAGTTCTTCACTTTGCAAAAATAAAAATAATTTCTTTGGTATGAAAGGAATGTCTTTTGGCTCTGTAGATGAAGGAATAAAAAGAGGTATAAGTAATTTATCAAGAAATTATATCCATACAGGAAGGAAAACATTAGAAAGTATAAGAGATAAATATGCACCTCTTTATGACAGTCCTCTTAATAAAGATTGGGTACCAGGAGTAGGAAAGTTCTATAAACAGATAACAGGAAGTACCTATAGTTCTAATAATGCAGGTACAGGAGTTGGAAGCAACGAGGAAGCAGAAAAGAATTTAAAAGATGTAACTTATCAAATTCAAGGCAACAACCAAAGCAGTAGTACAAATAATAGCTCTAAAACAGATAAATTAATTAATCTAGCAAAAAGTAAATTAGGTTGTAAATATGTGTATGGAGCTACAGGTCCTAACACTTTTGATTGTTCTGGATTCACTCAATGGTGTTATAAACAAATAGGTATAAAAATTCCTAGGACTGTTGCAACGCAAAGTAAAGCAGGTAGTGCAGTAGATTTAAAAGATAGAAGCAAGTGGAAAGCAGGAGACTTATTATGTAGAGTTGGTGGAGGTAGTAGTAATCACGTAATGATGTATATTGGAAATGGTCAAATGATTCATTCACCACAGACTGGTGATGTAGTAAAAATACAATCAGTTGATTCATATAGAAAAGGAAAAGCATATACACATGTGAGAAGATTTATATAAGTGAGGTGATAAAGTGTCACAAGAATTATTGCAAATAATTAAGAAGACTGCAATAGATGCAGTAGAAACAAGCAACCCAATGCAGATTGCATTTGGAACTATAGAAAGTCTTAATCCATTAGTAGTTAAGATAGAACAAAAACTATCTATTGGTGAAATTTTTCTAATACAAACAGAGACTTTTAAAAGATATACAGATAAAAAAATAGGGGATAAATTAGTTTTAATTCGTATGCAAGGAGGGCAACAATACTTGATTTTAGATAGGATGTGATGAAGTGTTACCAAGCGATAATTTAGATTATGACATTGAAGATGTATCAATAATTAATTTTGATGTAAGGCAAGAACCAAGTAAGACATTTAAACTTCATATAGAAAAAAACAGAGTAGATGGTATTTGTGATGATGTGGAAGCATTAAAACAAACCATCTTTTTGATTTTAAATACTGAAAGGTATGAGCATTTAATATACAGTAGAAATTATGGAGTCGAGTTGAACGACCTTATTGGAGAGCCTATATCCTTTGTAATCCCCGAACTTGAAAGACGAATCAAAGAAGCACTAATTCAAGATGATAGGGTTGAAAATGTAGATAATTTTGAGTTTCAAAATGTAAAGGGTAAAGTACATTGTAAGTTCACAGTTTACAGTAAATATGGAAATATAAAAGCAGAGAAGGTGGTGAGTGTATAATTGTTTGAGTTAATGACATTTGAAAATATAATTAAAAGAATGTTAGATAGTGTACCAGATACTTTTGATAAAAGGGAAGGTTCTATAATATATAATGCTCTTGCTCCTGTTGCTATAGAACTTACAGAAACATACATTGCAATGGATGAATTACTAGACCAAACATTCGTAGATACTGCTAGTTATTACTATTTAGAGAAGAGATGTAAAGAGAGAGGTATTACACCTTTACCTGCAACCAATACAATTGCAAAAGGAGTTTTTAATATAGATATTCCTATTGATTCAAGATTCAACTTAGGAGAATACAATTATGTGGCAATTGAGAGAATATCTGAAAAAACATATAAAATGAAATGTGAAACTACTGGACCTGTATTTGAACTTGGTCAGTTGATTCCAATTGAATATGTAGACAAATTAGAAACTGCTGAGTTAACTGAAATACTAATTAATGGAGAAGATGAAGAAAGTGAAGATAGTTTAAGACAAAGATATTATGATAGCCTAAATTCACAGAGTTTTGGTGGCAATATACAAAACTATAGGGATGAAGTTAACAAAATACAAGATGTTGGAGGAGTTAAAGTTTATCCAACTTGGGATGGAGGAGGGACTGTTAAGTTAGTAATAATTAATTCTAATTTCAAAGTACCAAGCACTGATTTAATTAATTTAGTTCAAGAAGAAATTGACCCTATACAAAATCAAGGAGAAGGTCTTGGACTAGCACCAATTGGACACCGAGTCACAGTTGAAGGAGTTACAAGTACAACTATAAATATATCAGCAGAAATAACATACAAGAGTGGTTACACTTGGGAGAATATAAAATCAATTGCAAAAGAAGCAGTTGATGACTATTTAAATGAACTTAATATGAGTTGGGAAGATGAAGAAAACTTAATAGTCCGTATATCTCAAATTGAAACTAGATTACTTAGTATAGATGGAGTGTTAGATATTACAAACACAATGATAAATGATGTTAAATCTAATCTAACAATAGATAGTAACAGCATAGTAGTGAGAGGTGAGGTAGTTGGATAAAGAGATTAATCTAATAAATTACTTACCACAAATTCTGCAAGATAAAGAAGAATATATAAAAGTATTTAATGTAGAAAATAAAGAAATAAAAACACTACATGATAAATTAAAGGACCTATCAAATGACCAGTTTTTAGAGGACCTAACTATAAGTGGTATAAAAAGATGGGAAAAGATAATGTCTATAACTCCTAAAAGTAATGAGAGTTTAGAAGATAGAAGGTTTAGGATTTTTAGTAAATATATAAGTAAACTACCTTACTCAGAGAGATTTTTAAGGAACTGGCTAGATAATGTAGTTGGAGAAGGCAATTATGAGTTAACTATAAATAATGCTACTTATAATATACATCTTGAAAGTGATGCTAGAAATCAAGATTGGTTTGAGGAAGTTCATTCTTTTGTAAGTAATATTAAGCCATGTAATA